TCGGTCTGTATCTTGAACACCTTACCGCACCAATGACATAGGATTTCTTTCATCTCATCTCTTTTATATATGTCATACACACTCCATTACAATCGCCTTGCCGCATGATATTAATTCTTCAATCTTTTCATTGGTCATGTTTTTAGCCCAAGTTTCCTCTTCGCTTTCCAATCTAATAGTAATAAATTGCGGCTCTCTTACCGACTGTCTTTGCACAACAGCATCGGTAAGCCCCTGAGATAACAAAAACAAATTCCATATAAACGAAAATTCACTTTCACCATCAATAAACCTTGCCCGAAGAAGCGCACCTGTAATCCTTATTTTGTCAACAATTTCACGCCCACGATAAAACACATAAGATATTGCGTCAGATTGAATTTCTCGAAGCGCCCAAACAATATATCCTTCATAGTAAAAAGGTTCGCCGCGTTGAATTTCGTCTTGTAATTTCTTCTGTCCATTTCTTCCACCACAATGTTCACAAAAGTCATCATCTACACGTTGACCACAATAGTTACATATCACAATTAACCTTCTTTCACTTAGCCTCTAATATCGCATTTGACAACTTAACCAGTTCATCTACCAATATTTTCATTCCTGCCGGTGCTTGCTGTTCCCCTTCCGCTTCAAACACCGCAATCACATCCTCTTTGGTTTTGCAATTCAGCAGTTTCGTCTTTATCCGATCTATTTGCATTTTGTCAATGTTCTCACTCTTGAACGTGAAGCCCAGCGATTTCTTTTTATCAAAGTAATTCAGCGCCTTTCTTTTGTACGCGCATAAGTCCTTGACAAACGGCGTTTCAGACTTTTCAGACTTCTGTATATTTATAGTATCCGTTTCTTCCGGCTGGTTTTGATTTCCACCAAGTTCCAACGGTAACTTATCCCCGCGCTCATCCCTTATCGGATCATCATTGTAGTATTCCATGCGTATCTCATTCAACGTATGAGATTTACTAAACTCTTCCTGTTCTTTGAGTATCAGTTCCCGATCACGTTCTCGAATGTCCTCAAATTCACCAACCAAACCATCAGCGTATAACGGTAGTATTTCGGCGGTTATTTTCTCCGCCATTGATACCTGCATGGGATAAACAGCCTTGCTCATTAGCGTGGCTTCGCCCGTCTTACTGTTCGCTTCGGTGGCGTTCACGTCTAAAATTGAAGCCAGTCCCGGCGCAAGCAGACTGTATATCTCTTCCTTTGTGAATTCACGCCCTGCCAGGAATTCCATGTCTCTTTGAGTTACGCCGTTCTGAATGAGCTGTACCCCACCAGGACCAGCATTGCGCATGAACATCGTTTCACGCTTATTGCCCTTATCCTTGAAGTCGTTTTTTATCTGCTCCCATTGTGTATCTTCAATCGGGTCTGCGAATGCTAATATCTTTGGCATCTGTGCGCCATCAGCGAAAAATTTGGTATTATGCTCGACTGCTTTCATGTCACCAATAGCCTGAGTAGCAATCGCTTCTATTGGCGAAAGTCCCACAAATGGATTGTTGGGATGGAATTCCTTGAAGTGTATGACTTCCCACGGTTCTAACGGTATTTCAGTTCCATCACCGGGATCATACACATAGCCTTTGATGAACATATTTTTATCAGGCACGGGCTTGATTCTATGCGGTGATAACACCCACATTTCAGCAGGCGGCGATTGTTCGCTGCTCTTATTCAGATACCAATACGCATTCCCCGTCAGCTTCCTGTTCGAGTATGTTCCCTCGAAGAATTCAAATCGTGACTGCAGGGGGTTAGGTTTACGCAATAGTATTTCAAAATCATGATTCTCTACCTGTACCTTTTTCTCGCCCTCCCACTTCATCACGTTAAATTGCACGATTGCCGCCAGTCTTGCAACCATTGACACGGCAATATTCACCCACGATAAGCGCTGGTACAGTTCTGATTGCGTTTGTGCCAATGTTCCACTCGGCACGCTGAATTTATTATGTTCAGCCATTTGCCCGATGATTGCGGGCGCACGCATGTCTGAGCTGTATTTTATGTACCCGTTTCTATTTAGTATCCTTTCGATTATTCCCATGATTTCACCATCCTATTAAATCTGCACCTGTTGGCGTAGCAGAATGATTGACTAATAAAATAGACTCACCCTTGTCTGGACTGCGCCCTATTCGTTTCTTGATACCGTCTTTACTTTCAATAATCACACCTGCTGTACCAACGCTATATCTTGCAACACATAAGTCTGCAAGAATGTCATTACCTGGTGGTAGTGCTATATCCTGCCCGCTTTCAGGGTCTAAGCCATCTCTCATGCGCCAGTAGTATTCTGCCCTTACGTTGCGCATTTTCAACTTACGTGATTTATCTCTATAATTCGACCCGCCTGAAGCATTGATAGCGTTTACTTTTTTATACATTCCACACAAGGAATCATAAGTTGACGCGCCATATCCAACAACATCAACATTCATATAGCCTGGTATTTCTTCTCCTAAAGATTGTCTTATTAATTCAGCCGCTTGCGGACCTGTTGTAGTAAGCACACCTGGCCACCAAACAAGTTCTTCAAAGTAATTGTCATAACGTTTACTCATTGCCATCTTATCTTTACCACCGCGGGCTGGATCAATACCAACACCAGAAAGATGCACATCTGGTTTCTCTCGTTCATTCCAGCGCTGTTGCGCTAACAATACCCACTCCGTAGGTATGACCTGCCAGGGATCAATAGATGCCGATGCTTGAAAATCACCCTTGAGCAGCATTGAACGTAGTGGCTCAGGCAATGACTGTAATACGCTAATGTATCTTGAATCCTGCGAATAAAACGGGTTATCGGCCAAGAACGCAGGGATGAATGTTCTTGAACGTTTGTAAACAATCTCCCCATCAACTTCAATTGGATCGCCGTTAAGAAACTCCACTTCCTCCCCATCAATTGTTGCATACCAGCGCAATTCGCCTGGTTTGGCCGGGTTTGGATGCTTCGGGTCCAACCATGCACCCCATCTATGAATGACCCAACTTCCTGCTTCTGTGAGTGGTGGATTACCAGTTGCAATAACTCGGACACGTTGACTCGGATCAGTTGTACGATTCCATCCGCAAGTAAACACATACTGTGATTCCGTAAACTCTGGTAATTCATCAAAACCATAGAAATCGTGTGGCCTGCCTTGCCAGTCGGTTTTATTGTCTTCATACTGCATTGCGCCGAATTCAATGGCTCTGCTATCTGGAAAATTCCATACTTTATCAGATTTATTTTCGTGTGCATTATCTCCAATAATTTCTCTTGCCCTGCGCATAATACCCTTGAGATTTGGGTACACACGCCTAAATATTGCGCTGTGTTCGTGACATTCAGTAGCCAGTCCGAGAAGAAGGTCTGTCTTACCACCACCTGCCGCGCCACCATAAAATAATTCATCAGCTCTCGATAGGAGCGCCATCCACTGAGGTACGCTTTGTGGTATCCACAGCGCCCTGTTCCTCTGCACCCTGTCCAGATATGATTTTTCCGATGGCATCAGCGAATGTAGATATTGCTCTATCGTGTCTTTCGGGATTATCATTATTTAACTTTTCACCACCTGTTGTAATATCTACCTTATCTGTAAACAATCCATGATGTTTAGCAATAAGCTCTAATGCTCTCAATGAATCATGTAATTCCAACTTCAACCCGTTAGCTGTCGGCACAATTCCTTTGACTAAATGCAATACACCCGCTTCTTTGGCTTTATTTAAAGCAAGTTTGATATGTCCGTCTTCATCAATATCAATAAATTCTTCTATTGAATTTCTTGCAATATTGCCTAATCGGTCAAGCGCTTCATCTGCTGACATTGCACTTTCGGCTAATCTGCGCTCTACTTCCTCTGCAATTTCAGGTTTATTCAGGTTTTCAGGACCAATCGAGTATGCTGTACGTTCAGAATATCCAGCGTCTTTAGCTGCCTGCGTTGCATTCCAGCATTGCAAATAATTGTCAATAAACAATCTTTGCTTTTTGCTAAGTGCCATCAATATGCCTGTTCCGCCTTGATTGCCGTCTGCAATCCCGACTTCAATTCTTTCAAATAGTCAAACTTCTGTTTCATCGTGTCATATTCGGCTTTGACCTGAAAGAATACAGCCGACTTATCAGCAATATCCTGTTTCATCTGTACCATTTCATTGACGACCTGTTCTAATAACTTGACCTTTGTGTCGTAGTCAAGGGAGTAGATGTTGTCAGTGGGTTTCAAATCGGTCATTCCATAATTCCCATGCTTTCTCGTCCACATCACAACTAAACTTAGGCATTTCGGATATGACAGCTTTCATATCTTCAATGGTCATTGGTTTCAATTCAGCCATAATTCCGTAACACTCTCCTTGTACCAATGCCTACCCCACGCCTCTGGATATAAGAACATCATCCCGTCTTTGCGCATGTACCACCACTTATACGTGATGGCGAGATGTGTCTGCTTGCATCGTGTGCAATAAGGTTTAGTCTTTTCACGTAAACGCTCATAGGTCCATAAGCAGGTGCGGTCAGACACGAATGGTATATGCCTTTCCTGCAGATACAAACCCAATACGTCCCCTGGCTGTTTCTATATGCCACAGTCCGTTTATCGGTTCTGGATCAAGTAATTTCAGCGTAACGCCATACCCAACCGCTAATACTTCTGGGTATTCAAAAGATGCCTCATCCCTAAACATCAACCAGCCAGGTTGTCCGTCTTTCTTCCTTGCAATTACGCGGATGTATTGATCTGATGGTTCTTGTGGGTCTACCGGATCGACCTCGCCTATTCCTGCAAATGCCATAAGGTCTGACATATCACCGTTAAATACGTTCATATCCAACCCTTTACTTTCAGCACCGTAGTATGGACCATCACCAACGTATGAGAATTGCCATATCGTCCAGGGGTGATTCTTTCTGGTCCAGATGTTGGGTTTGTTAGGATTACCGTTCTGTATGACTTCTGGTATCCCTCTTACCGGTGCAGTAAGGTTATTGTTTGGGTTCGAGATCCATAACGGATATTCCAATACCCATACGGCGTTAGTGCTATCTTTGAGAATATCCCATACGTTGATACCTGTGTATAGTACGGGTGTTTTGCCTGATAATGACTTTATTGTTTCAAGGAATTGTTTTATCCAGGATAAACCGATACCGTCCCGCGTTTCAAAGTCTAATGCAGGCGGTAATTCGCCTGGGTCATCTTTGATAATAGACCAAAAGAACTCTGCGTCTTTCGCCCCGCTCTTTGTACGATCATAATTAGCGAAATGATAAGCACCGCGTAATAACCCCGCTTCTTCGGCGTTGGCCATGTTATCTTTGAAATCTGGGTCAATAACGTATTGTGAAGCCTTGATATACACACCTGCTACTCCACGTTCTGCAGCAAGTTTCAAGTTCATCTTCTGTGGCGTGCCATCATTGTCCTGCCACTTACTAATATCTATAAGTAATGGTTTCATATTTTCACTCTTTCAGGGGGCGGTATTCGGCAGAGGAGGGCTGCCATGCTTTCACGCATCAATGTACCGCCCCCGTAGGAAAGGAGGAGAGAGATTTATTCGCCGACTATCTTTTCGCCGACTGTATAGCCGAGTGCAGATGCTACTACGCTGAAAACCGCAGCAACCACAACAATGACTATTTTCGGCGCTTCAAAGTTGAATTCAGCCATCAACCCGATTGCGATCGAACCAAGTCCAGAAAGGACAAGGTTTGCAATTCGCGCCTGATCGCCTGTATCAACAATTCCTACTTTCTTTAGGACTTCAACAAGCAGTCCTACTAACGCTGGTAATGCAATTCCGAATATCATGTGCAACTCCTTTTTATGTTTTAAACAAAATGCCCGAAACGCCATCTTT